GTGCTGAGGAGTGGGGGGATTTATTTCTGGCGTGGGGGGGGTGGTAGCAGATGGCCGAGAAAAAGTCAAGAGTTTCGAGTAAAAAGCCGGCGGCTTCGCTCGCCGATTCGCCGCTGGTCGAACCGATCGTGAGCGCTCTGGTCCGGGGCGTGGAACTTTCCGGCCTCCGGAAGCGTCTCGCTCAGCAGCAGCAGATCACCGATGCCGAATGGGATGAACTGGTCAAGGTCGCCAGGGGGCTGATCGTCCGGGCGGCGTCGTTCGACTCGGTCGAGGAGTATGGCAAAGCGAAGAAGTCGTTCGAGGAACTCTACCAGGCGGCGTGGCAGCAGGGGGATCTGAAGACCGCGCTCTCGGCTCGGAAGGAGATGGTCAGTCTCTACGGGCTCGCCGAGGAGCGGAACACGCGCGCCGTCGAGGAGTCCTACCAGTCGGCGGTCGAGGCTCAGATACGGGGGCACCTCGAACCGCTCGGAATCGCGCCGGCCGGAACGGAGATCGTCGAGCTGGCGAGGAGAGTGGCGGTCTATTTCTGCGATCACTTCGAGGTTCCACGGAAGGCAGTGAAGAGTGGCGCTAAACAGAGCAAGGTACGAAAAGCACAAACAGGCGGCCGCTGACCGGATCCGGCGCCAGTCGCTCATCGGGCGGGAGATCGGGCCGCTGCCGGCGATCAGGGACCCGCGCCGGAGGGCTCGCGGCCGGAACGATCTCGGGTTCTTCCTGAGAACATACTTTCCGCTCAAATTCTCGACGCCGTTCGGGAAGTATCATCTGGAACTCATCAAGGCGTTGGAGCATTGTCTGATCCACGACGGGAAGCAGGCGGTCGCGATGCCTCGGGGGACCGGGAAAACGACGATCGTCAAGTATGCGGCGGTGTGGGCTCTGGTCTACGGGCATCGGCGGTTTTTGATGATTTTCTCGGCGACTCAGACGGAGGCGAGGAAGATTCTCTCGTCGATCAAGGGCGCGCTCAGCGTGAGGGGGACGGCGCTTGCCGACGATTTTCCGGAGGTCTGTCTGCCGTTCGCGTCCCTCGGCAATTCGGCAATTCTGGCCAGGGGGCAGCTCCTCGACGGCGAACTGACCGACATCATGACCAGCGCCGACGAACTGAACTTCCCGAAGGTCGCCGGAAGCCGGTCAGCCGGCGCGACGGTGAGGGCGGTCGGGGTGAGCGGGTCGTTCCGAGGCGCGTCGACCGATTCGCCGTTCATGGCCGGCGACCGGCCGGACTTCATCATCCTCGATGACCTGCAGAAGGAGGAACTCGCTCGGAACCCGGACCGTGTGAGCGACCTGGAAGAGAAGATCAACTCCGCGATCGAGGGTCTGGCGGAGTCGGGGTACGAACTCTCGATGGTGATGACCTGCACCGTCCTGCAGCCGGGCGACCTGGCCGACCGCTACCTGAACCCGGAGATCTATCCTCAGTGGCACGGCATCAGAGGGAGAATGCTCGACGCGATGCCGGAAGATCTCACGCTCTGGCGGGAGTTCCGGTCGATACGCCGTGACGATCCGGAGAAGGCTCACCGGTTCTACTTCAAGAACCGGAAGGCGATGCGGGAAGGCGCCGAGGTCTCCTGGCCGCAGAAGTTCGACCCGAAGCACTATCACGACGCGCTTGAGATGGCGATATGCCGGTGGGCGGACAATGAGCGGGGGTTCTGGTCGGAATGCCAGAACCAGCCGCTGCAGCCGGCCGGAGCGGCGGTGCAGGTGCCGGCGAAGGAGATCATGACACGGGTCAACGGGCTCGACCGGAGAACGCTTCCTGACGGCGCTCAGCACGTGACCGGGTTCGTGGACGTTCATGATGATCTGCTCTACTACGCGGCGGTCGCCTGGGACCGCGACCTGACCGGATACGTGCTCGACTACGGGACTTTCCCGGAACAGAACCGGAGATACTTCTCGAAGAAGGACGGCGGACTTTTCACGATGCCGCAGATGTTCCGAACCAGCGCGAACCTCGCGCTCAAAATGGGGATCCAGACTTTTCTCGCCGATATGGCGCGCTGGACGTTCCGTGACGATTCTGGAGAGGTCGAAAAGCCGATGGAGCTGATCTTCATCGACGCAAAATACAAGCCGGAGACGGTCGAGGCGGGTATCGCCGGCGCTCATGTCGCTGACCGGGTGATGCCGGCTCGCGGTCATAACGTCAAGGCGACGGGCCGGCCGATGGCCGAGTGGGAGCGGAGAGCGGACCGGCAGTTTTTCTTTCACCTCGTCAAGGAGAAGATTCCCGGCCGGCGATACCGTTCGGCTCTAACGGACGTGAACTTCTGGAAGTCGATGCTCCACGAGAAGTTCGCGCTGGAAGCGGGAATGCCGGGGAGCGTCACCTTTTGGGGGAAGGACAAGACGTTCCACCGGATGATCGCGGAACACTGCAACGCCGAACTCGTCCAGCTCGTCTCGTCCGGGGAGCATGAGGTCAATCAGTGGAGGGAGCGTCCGCTCCGGCCGGATAACCATCTTTTCGACTGTCTTGTCGGCTGCCTGGCGGCGGCGAGTGTGCTCGTGCCGAGCGATGAGCTGGAAATGCTCAAAAAGGGCCGGTTCGCCTAGTTTCAAGGCTCATGTTAGGAATTTAGGCTTCTGTCGATTTAGGTTTCGGAGGGTAAAAGCATGAATTGTCCGAGTTGCGGCGGCTCTGATGCCGTCCAGATCAACGACTACACCATCGACGTCCACCCCTTCGGGCTGATACGGTTCCGGAGGAACAGGTGCGAGTCGTGCGGAAGAATTTACATCTACCGAGGCCGAGTCGAAAGTGAATCCGACAGAACCAACCAGCGACCAGATCAGGAAGTCAAGGCTCCAGCACATCCGAAAGAGGATCGCGCTCGTCGAAGCCGCTCTCGAAAATCCTGATTCCGTGATTAACATCGCGCTTGACGGAGTGAGCGAGTCGTGGGTGCCGCGCGAACAGCTCGTGCGGGAACTCCGGGAGCTCTACGCTCAGGAAGACCTGCTCCGCGGCTCCTTCTCCCGCGTCCGATACGCTGATACCGCGAGGCTCGTCTAATGGGTATTTTCGATATTTTCCGAAGCAAAAAGACGCTCCCCGCGCCGCCGATGCAGAGGCTCAAATACGACGCGGTCAAGACCGACCGGATCCGGAAGCCGCCTTACTACTCGACCAAGAGCGAGGACCGCGAACTGACGCCGCGAGAGCGCCAGCTCCTCATCAGCCAGGCGCGTGACGCGCTGCGGAACTTCACCATCGCGGGGTTCGCACTCCGGAAGCATCTGCAGTCGATGTCGTTCTACCGGTTCACGGCTCAGACGCCGGACAAGGGGTTCAACCGCCGGCTCGAATCGCTGGTCCGCCGGTGGAAGAGGCGGTCGAACTGCGACGCCGCCGGCCGGCACAACTTCGACACGCTCATGGGTCTCATTGAGTCGCATCGCGCCGTGGACGGTGACGTCGGAATTTTGCGCCTCTCGAACGGGAAGATGCAGATCATCGAGGGGGACCGGATACGGACCGGGATCGTCGATGACGCGAAGGAGGAGTGGGTGCACGGCGTCCGGGTCAACTCCTACGGACGGGCGATCGCTTACCAGATATGCCGGCGGACGCCGACGGGTGGGTTCGAGCCTGAGAGGATCGTCTCGGCGAAGAATTTCGATCTGCTCGGATACTACACGCGGGAAGACCAGATCCGCGGCGAGTCGCTCATGGCGCCGGCGGTGCGGTTTTTCTCGCAGCTCTACGACTCGATCGATCTGGCTCTGGCGAAGCAGAGACTTGAACAGGCGATGAGCATCGCCGCGACGTTCGAGGACACGTCCGGCTTTATGCCGTCCACACCGGAATCGGAAGCCGCCGCTCAGCGTGAGGGGGACTTCAACCAGCGCGCCGTCGATGTTTTCGGGCCGGGGATCATGACCTTCACGCTCCGGCCGGGCGAGGACATCAAGTTCCTCGAGTCGAACAATCCCTCGCAGAACTTTCAGTCGTTCTGCGAGACGGTCATCAGGCTGGTCTTCGCGGCGTTCGATATACCCTACTCGTTCTACGACGGAAGCAAAACCAACTTCTACGGGAGCGAGGGGGAGTTCGAGCAATACATCGACAGCGTCGAGAAGAAACAGCAGCCGACGATCGAGATGCTCAACGAGTGGATCGTCGACTGGCTCCTGCCGAACTGGATCCTCGACGGGCTCATCGAACTTCCCGAAGGGTGGACGGTCAACGACGTCGCCGCCGACGTGGGGTGGATGGGAGCCGGCCTTCCATCATGGCGAATGCTACGGCACGTGAAGGAGCTGATCCTCGCTCTGCAGTGCGGACTACTCCCTCCGAGCGAAGTGATCGGCGACTACGGATACGACATCGCGAAGAACCTCGAAGACGTCTCGCGGCTGCAGGCGATGGCGGCGGAACTCGGAATCGCGGTTCCGTTCGGAAAAGAATCTAACCAGAACGTGGGGCTGTAAATGGAACGCGGAATACCGGGACAGGCGCTGAGCCAGCAGTTCACGGAGAATGAGGACGGGTCGCTTGACGTGCGGGTTCTCGTCCTGAGCGGGACGGAGATGTACCGCGATGAGATCGGGAATTTCGTGATCGACCTCGAACAGGTCAGGCTGCACAAGCCGGCGCTGATTGTGGACTACAACCACGAGGAGGGCGAGGTTCTCGGCCAGATCACCAACCTCCGGTATGAGGAGGGGGGCTTATGGGGTGACGCGCATCTTTTCAGCGCGCGTCCTGGTGACCGCGCCGAAGAGGTGATCCTGCGGATACTCGGCGGGACGCCTTACGAGATTTCGCCGACGGTGCAGTTCGGGGAGTCCGCCGCCGCCGAGGTGCCGGAAGGGTTTTCGGAGATCGTCAACGGCCGGGAGGTGCCGGGACCCGCGCTGATTTTTAGAGATACACCAATTCGAGGTGTCTCGATCTGTCCCTACGGGACGGACCGGTTCACCGGAGTTTTAAAACTGAGCCTCTCAGAGGCAAAGGAGATTACAAGCATGGCTGACACGGAAAACAAAGCGCCGGAAGCCGCTCATCCCGATCTCGAGGCGATGATCGCCGAGTTCGGCGAAGCGGACGGGCTGAAGTATTACCGCGCCGGTCTCTCTCTCGAAGAAGCCCAAGCCGCCGACTACGAGCAGCTCAAAGCTGAACGCGCCGCGCGTCTTGCCGCAGCCGAAGAGGAGGAGAAGCCGGCCGATCCCGCACCCGAAGGGGGCGAAGGTGACGGCGGAGAAGGCGCCGGCGGTGACGGGGGCGAAAGCGGCGGCGGTGACCCCGCTCACGCCGAACCGGAACCTGAACCGGAACCGGAGAAGAAGGAAGAGAAGGACGGGCTCTCCGCCGTTCTCGACCAGCTCAAAGCGCTCGGCGATACGCTGACCGCCTCGATCGACAAAACCAACGCAGAACTCAACACGCTCAAAGCCGCGCTCCGGCGCGGTGAAGAGGAACCCGTCGCACCGAACGCCGGTCCGGTGGACGATAAGCGTGACGCCGTGCACCGCATGGCCGACCGAATCCGAGAGACCGGTATTGTTAAGCAATAGGAGATACACACTATGGCTATCATGACTTCGGCCGACGTCATCAAGATCAACAACTCTGAAGAGCTCGTCGGCGTCATTGACGAAGTGATCAAGACGATCCCCGAACTGGGGTTCTTCGGCGCTTCGCCGGTTCAGAAGAACACCTACAAGACCCTCTGCGTGAGCGGTCTGCCGACCGCCGGGTTCCGCTCGCCTGGTTCCGCCAGGACGTGGAGCACCGCGACACTCGGGAACAAGACCGTCGAGTGCAAATACATCGACGCGTCCTGGATCCTCGAATGCGCCGTCGCGACTCAGTCCGACTGGGGGAAAGAGGTCGCGATCGCGATTCAGCAGAAGAGCCACCTCAAGGCGGCGCTCTTCGACATCGCGAAGCAGACCTGGTACGGAACCAGCGCCGATGCCGCCGGGTTCGCCGGCCTGAAAACCATCATCGCCGCGGTCGATAACGCGGACACCGATGACGGAACGATGGTCATCGACGCGAACTCCGGGTCCGTGGTCGCCGACGGGTCGACCGTCTTCGCGGTCCGTACCGGCATCGACTCGATCCAGTATGCCTGGGGAAGCGAAGGGCGGATCACCGAGGGGGACATCAAGGAACAGGTCATCGGCGACACCAGCGCCGGGGCGTGGTTCTACACGCAGCAGATCGCCGCGTGGTGCGGTCTCCAGGTCACCAGCCGGAACGCCGCCGCGATGATCACCAACCTCTCGAACGCCGGAAGCGGAGCGAACGGGCTGACCGACGCGCTCCTCTACCAGCTCCTCGGCAAATTCCCCGCAGGCGAAGGTCCCGACGCGATCTTCATGAGCCGGCGGTCGCTCGAACAGCTCCGAAGGAGCCGGACCGCGACCAACGCCACCGGCGCTCCCGCTCCGATTCCGACCGAGATCGAGGGGGTCCGCATTATCGCGACCGACGCTATCGTGAACAACGAGTCCGGCGGGTCCGGGTCCGGTTCGTGATTCCGGAGAGGGTGAGCGATGAACCTCGACCAGCACCGGCAGAAACGCGCTGACCGCCTCTTTACACGGGCGGTCCACAGGTTCCAGGCACACGGCGCCGTGTTCGTCCGAGAGGACGGCGCCGAACTCGCCGTGGAACTCTACCGGGGCCGGCCGTCCTGGACGGACGATGCCGGGCTCGGGCTGCGCGCTTCCGCCTACGTGAACTGGAGCTGTTCGGCGCTCACCCTCGCTCAGATTAAGAACTTCGCCGGAAACGGCGGGTTCTTCGGCGGGTGTCTCATCCGGTATTCGGGGGACACCTACCAGATCGACAAGCTGGTTCCCTACGTCGAGGCGGGTCTCGGCGGGGGCTATGCAATCCAAACCATCAAGATAGGGCCCGATGCGTCAAGCCGAACTGCTTCAGTCTGTTGCTGACTGGTGCTCCGAACGGAGCGGCCAGACATACAAGGTCGATTACGCGCCGATGCGGAACATCTCGGAACAGGAGATCTTCCAGTACCGGGCGGTCAGTCCGGGCGTGATGCGGAAGGAGACGCCGAACCGCGGCGCTCTGCCGGTGACCTATCAGGAGGTGCGGATCCAGATCTTCGAGTCGTTCCCGTCCTGGAACACCGGGACGCTGGTCCCGGCGGTGCAGAATGAACTCGAAGACATCCTCGAAGCGCTGATGAGCCGGAAGGATCCGGTTCTGTTTACGGACGGGAACTATGAGGCGGCGGTTAAGGCCGCTGAAAGCCACCCGTTCCAGGATTCGGGGGTGCTGCTCAACGAACTCGACGCTCACCATCCGGTCTGCCTGGGGTGCGTGAACGTGATGTTTTTGGTGGGGTGATGGCAAAGCGCGGTTTTGACTGGAACCGAAAGAGAATCTCTCAGGTGATGGGAAGAGTGAACACGGAGTTCCTCTTCAACGCCGCCGGGTTCCTGAGGAACCGCGCTCGCGGATCGATGAAGAAGGGGGCGCTGCAGGACGGGCAGCGCGTCCCGTCCAAGCCGGGATCGTCCCCGTTCCGGTGGGGGAACCAGCTCTACGACTTTATGCTCTACTCGTTCGACCCGCTCACACGTTCGATGGTGGTCGGGCCGAAACTGCTCAGCGGAAGGCCGTCGGGGAAAAGCTCCACGGCTCACACGCTCGAAGCCGGCGGGACGGTCTCCATACGGACGAAGCCGGCCGCCAAGCCGAGGAACCGCCGGAACTGGACCGCCGCGCATTACGCCGGCACCCGTCCGAAACTGAAGAAGCGGCTTCCGGACGGCACCGAGTATTACCGATATTTCCGCTCGAAGGAGGCGCATGAACACGCTTCCAACGCCGGCGGGTTTTTGGCCTGGTGCCGGGCGGTCGAGGCGGAGAACCCGCCGGTCACCGTCCGGGTCACCATCGAGCCTCGGCCGTTCATGTCGAAGGCTCTACGACAAGTCCTTTCCGAAAAAGTGATGGCGCGGCTCTATGAACGCGCCGCGCAGAAAGCTTACAGATAGGAGATGCACAATGGCTCTTGTAAAGGGTTTTACTGATAAGGTATACCTGTATGAAGGCTCGGCTCTCGTGGAGCTGCCGACCATCGGGGATATTACCTACGGGTCCAGCCGGACCGATATTGCCGTCAAGACGCGCGCGTCGGATAAGGTGCGGACGATTCCGGGGATGAAGTCGATGCCGATCTCGTTCACGGTGATTGCCGGCACCGATCCGGAAGACCAGACCGCCACCAACGCCTACGACAAACTGCAGACCGCGTATGAGAACCAGACGCCGGTCAAGATGAAGTTCGGCGATGTGGAGGACACGTTCTCGATCCTCTCGTTCGAGACGAGCTCTCCGGTCGACGATCTGAAGACCGCCAGCGTCTCGGTCGCTCCGAGCGCGCTCGGCTCGTCCGGGTCCGGGTCGGGCACCTGATAACCATTCTCAGCGGAGGCACACATGAGAATCTTTCAAGACGCCGAGGGGCGCGACTGGTCCCTCGACCTCAACATTACGGCGGCGAAACCGCTCGCCGCATGGTGCGCCGGGCAGGAACCGAAGGTGGATCTGTTCGACGCATCTTCTTTCCTGGCGGCCACCGGGTCGATCATCTTCACCGTCGACTGCCTGGCGGTGCTGACCGCTCAGCAGAGGTCCGAGCGGGGAATCACGGCGGAAGATTTCGGGCGCGCATTAAAAGGCGCGTTCGCTTATGAGGCGCAGCGCGCGCTCCTGGACGAATACGCCGATTTTTTCCCCGACCCCGCGATGGCGGGGATCATAAAGCGGTCTCTGAATCGGCTGCTCGAATCATCGAAGCGAGAAGAAAAGATCGTCTCGCAGGCGGTGGAAGCGGCGATCCGGCAGAGGGAGGAACGGCTGACGATACTCGAAAAGACGCTGAGTGGTGGTTCGGACATTTCGCCAGGCTTGCCGGCCGCGGGGGGCTCGGCGCCGACTACGGCCGGCTCACCTACCGCGAACTCGACGCGCTCGTCGAAGCGCGCGACAAGCAGGAGTGGATCCGGCTCGCGACCTGCGCGTTCTACGCCAACGCCAACATCAGTCCGACAGCGCCGGACAAAGTGATCCCCTACGAGGTCGGGACGGTCGAACACGTGACACGCGAACAGTTCGCCGCTGACTACATGAAAGCGAGAGGAGACTGATGGCACTCTCTGGTGATATACGCGCCGGCGGCGCTTACGTGGAAGTGACCTGCGACGATAAGAAGCTCGAAGCGGGTCTGAAAGACGCCGAGACCGCGACGCAGAAGTTCCAGCGAAAGCTCGACGGGTGGAGTGTTGCCGTCGGGGCGGCGATGACCGCCGCGTTCGTCGGCGCCGCGAAGGCGCTCAACTCGTTCTTCGGGTCGATGATCGATAAGGGGGACGCGCTCGACAAGATGTCGCAGCGGATCGGGGTGTCCGTGGAGGGGATCGGGAAGCTGTCGCAGATGGCTCAGCTCTGCGGGTCTTCCATGGAGACGTTCGAGGGTGCGATCACAAAGATGCAGAAGTCGCTCGAAGCGGCGGCTCAAGGCGGCGCGGCTCAGCAGCAGGCTTTTCAGAGATTAGGCTTGTCGATCACTGACCTGAAAGCGATGAGTCCGGAAGACCAGTTCCTCGCCGTATCGAAAGCGATGGGGGGGCTGACCGACCAGTCCGAACGGACCGCGATGGCGATGACTCTTTTCGGCAAGAGCGGGACTCAGCTGATGCCGTTCTTCAACCAGGGCGCCGACGGGATCGCCGATATGGAGCAGAAGATCGACTCGCTCGGCGGTGTGATGTCGAAGGATGCCACCGACGCGATGGCGAAGCTGAAAGACTCGATCACGCTTCTGAAGAATGGTATCGCTGGGACGGCTGCGAACATAATGGCGGAATTGGCTCCGGCGATTACCAAGGCGATTGACCTCGTCTCGAAGGCGTTCGCCGCGACGAAGCAGTTCCTCTCAATGTATCCAGGCATCAAGACGCTCATCGGCACCGTCGGCGGAGCCGCGGCCGCGTTCGGCGGTGCGGCTATCGCGATGACCGCGTGGGGTCTTGCCGCGGGGAAACTCTCCGCCGCGATCAAGCTTGTCAACGGCGCGCTCGCCGCGTTCAAGATGTCGAACCCGTGGATCCTGGCGATCGGGGCTGCCGGCGCCGCCGTCGGCGGTCTCATCGCCTGGCTGAATAAGGGGGAGAAGGCGGTGACGGAGTTCTCGCACAAGTGCGAGGAACAGACCAGAACACACCAGGAGCAGGCCGACGCGAATAACAAGCTGATGCAGAGGCTCGAAGAGCTGAACAACAAGCAGAACAAGTCAGCCGAGGAGATGGCCGAAGCCGAGGCGATATGCCAGCGGCTGAACTCCGCCTACGGAGACCTCGGGCTGACGGTCGATAAAACGACCGGCTCGATCAACGGACTGACCGAAGCGCAAAAGAAAATGGCCGAAGCGCAAAAGGTACAGAAGATCGCGGACGTGAAGGCGGAAATCAATGCGCTGGAGAAACAGCGTGACGCATCGGACGAGGAAGCCCGGAAATGGAACCGCAGAGCCGAGAACAGCGGAAACGTTTTCAAGGGCGGCTACTGGGACAGGAAAAGTTCGCAAGAAAAAGCCAGTCAAGCCAGGAAAGACTCGCGTGTAACATCAGAGCAAATCGAAGCTAAAAGACAGTATCTGCGAGAACTGGAAAACGGCGTCGATTTGGAAAAGACCGCCGCACCGGGCGCGGTGACCCCGTCCTCTCCCGCAGCCGCCGAGAAGGTTGACACCGCCGACTCGGAGCGTTCGCGGCTGGAGTCGGTCCGGAACCAGGCGTCCCGGATCGGGGTGAGCGATTACGACCTGGCGATGCGTGACGCTCAGGCCGCTCTCGATAAGACGAAGGCTGACGCCGAGAAGGTGAAGGCCGCGGACATCGCCGGCGGAATGTCGGAAGAGGAAGCGGAGTCCCGGTTCCGCGAAACAATCGACGCGGCGACCAAGATCTACGAAGACGCCGTGACCGAAGCGAACCAGAAGCGCGCCGCCGAAGAGGAACGGCTCGCCGAAGAGCGCGCGCGTGAAGCGAAAGAGGCCGCTGACGAAGTCGAACGGGCACGGAAGGAACGGGAACGCGCTCAGGAAGAGGAGATGCGCCGGCTCGCCGAACAGCAGAAACGCGCTCGGGAATACCAGGAAGAACAGGCGAAGATTCTCAGCCAGAACATCAGCGACGGGATCCGGGAAAGCGCGTCGGTGAAAGGGACGTTCTCGGCGTTCGAGACTTCCACGGACAACGGGCTTCAGATGAAGATGCTCAAAGCGAACGAGCAGATCGAGAAGTTCACGAAGAAGATGTACGATGAGCTCTACCAGCTCAACCAGAAATATGCGGCGGGGTATACTGCATGAGCGATACAGTCAACGACCTCTATTCCGGGATACTGAACGGAGTCGCCTTCACGGTCAACGAGAAGCGGACCGACTCCTACGATGAAGGGTCGAGCGGCCAGACGTTCACCATGAACTACGCGCTGCAGACGGACGAGGCGATCGACCTCGACACGGCGCGCGCGATGGCCAGCGCGTTCGTAGGTGCCGAAAACCTCTACACGCGCGAGGGGAACCCCGTTTCGCGGTTCTCGCTCGAACATGACAACGAGGAAGACCTCGACCGCTACTGGTCGTTCTCGCTCGAATGGGCGACACCGTCCAGCAACGGGGAGAGCCCCTCCCTCTCGCCGTGGCCGAGAGAGGAGTATACCGAAGACGAGACGTTCACGACCGAAGGTGGGAGCGCTCACATCACCGACGCGGTCGGATCATCGGGGAACACATACGGCGAACACGTGACGCAGGTCGATTCCAACGATCCGGGACCGAGTTCCTTCTACGGGCGGATCGGGTGGAACGGGGAGACCGCCGAAGGTGTCGACGTGACCCGGCCGGCCTACTCGTTCACGCTGAAGAAGAAGGTGAGCGCCGCGTATCTCGACTCTTACATCACCGCTTCAGCGACGGTGTTCGGGTCGGCTCTCACCTACAGGCAGATCCTGGTGGCGATGACCGGTTCGGTCAATTCCGACACGTTCAAGGGCTGGTCGGCTGGGAACGTCCTCTTCGAGGGGGTCAGCTCCACGCCGAGCGTCGAGTATGATGACTCGAACCCGCAGCCGGTCGGCTCCGGGTCGGAACAATACTACATTCCCTACACGCTCTACCACACCCTGACGTTCAAGTTCCGGTGCAATTTCGGGCGGACGGGGATGCCGGTCGCCGGAACGACGGTCAACAAGGAGGGATTTCAATACTTGTGGATCTACTCAAAGAAGCAGGACGATTCCTCGACGGGGGTCACGCTCGAATACCCACAGACGGTGGTCGTGAACGACGTCTACCAGAAGCTTCCATTCTCTCTCCTGGGGTTCTAAATGCCGATACTCGAACACGTCCGAAAAGGTGAGATTCCGAGCGCTCGGAAAGAGAACGAGCGGATCGACGCGATCAACTCGCTCTCCGACCGGCTCGACACGCTCTACACCGGGCCGGTCCGCGCCGGCGGGATGATGGTGACGATCTCGAACACCACCAGCTCGGACATCCAGACCGGCGGCGTTCTGGCGGTCACGGGTGTCCGGGTCTCCGGGTCGTTCGACAAGATGAAAGCCTGCTACATGAAAGGGTCGGTCCCGCTGACAGGCGCCGCGGCCGCTGCGGACTCGCCGCTCATCGCGATTGCGCTGGAAGGGATACCCGCCGGCGCAATCGGGCGCGCGCTGGTTCCGGACCTCTACGGCGTGGTCGCCGAACAGGCGAACGCGAACCACAACCTCATCAAGAAGGCGGCTGGAAAACTGACCACGACCGACAACGGGATCTTCCGGATCCTGGGAAAATCGACCGCCTCGAACAGTCTCATCTTCGCCTTCGTCTACCGCATGGCGGCGGGTCACCGCGTGGCAACGACCAGCAATATGTCCGGCACCGGCTCGAGCTGGACCGCCAACGTCACGATCGACGGGCTGTCTGTGCCGGTCAAGTGTCCGCTACTGGCCTCGGGGAAGTCGATCGCGAACTCCTCGACGGTCGTGGTCTCATGGAACGAGACCGCGAACGAGTGGCAGATTATCGAAACGGCTTGTTCGTAACGGAGAGAGGTGTCTATGGCGTTTAGGTTCACCCCGCCTTGCTGTTGTTGCATTCCTTGCAACGAATTGCCTGACGAGCAAAAAGAAACGTCACAATTATATACGTCTATCAGTTCCGCAGACGCCGCGTTCAAGCAAGTAGAGGGACGAGACTGTCAATACGGAACGCTCTCGTCTTTTTTTTACAGTAACCAGAATGACGGGAATTTCATTATCGCCACGGCATCAGGATTGTCTCTGCCAGAAGACCACGGTGTGTTCATCGGCAACTTTATAACAGAGCAAGAAACGGTTCGTTTTGAAGACAATCACCTACGAATTGTAAACATTGACGGAGTAGATTACATCCGAGGCGATGGGCTCTCGAATAAAAGCCTTTTTTATGGTGATACATATTATCATTATCCTGAAAAATTTATAGGGGCAAAGTGGAAACGGTGTTCATACAGTTCATCTGAGCATAATGGATATTACCTACAACGGCACACGGTTAGCCTTGGGCGCGTCACAGAAAACCCAGAACTGGAATATTTTCCTGTTTCTACTGCATATATACAATGGATATTTGTTCGAACAACTTCGCCTGATGGCACAAGTTCTAATACTTACTATTATTTTGACGAAAGTGGCACCGCAACCAGACCTCGTATCAACCTTACGCCTGCACAGGCAATAGAAAAGGCAATCAACGGCGACCTCGTAGAGGGGAAACACTCTGAACTACGTTCTGTCTCTTGGCTAGGGGGATTCCAATCGTATTTTCACTACACATACCAGATAGATTTGTCCAACCCTACTCTAACTCCAGCAGATGTTCAAGGCACGCTTGTCGCTGAGACACCGTGGCGTTGCAGCTATAAATTCGACACTAACACAAACACCTTTTCTTACCCAATAGCTGAGAATGATACAGAAACAACGCATACCGTCTATTATAAGCATACTGAGACAACAATGACAGTTGTATATTATGAGGGTATGACTGCTTCCGATTTATCCACAATTGAGGGTGCTTGCGCGTCCTATTCACAACAGAGGACGGCTTCAGGAACTGGGCTGATTAACAGGACGGTTTCTTTTGTAAAAGACCAGCTCTATGTTTTGTAAATTCTGTAAAAAGACAACAACGCGCTGGCTCCCGAACACGCCGAAGTGCTTTGTCTGCCATTGTTACTATCACGGGGACGAACAGGTCGCTCACGGACACGTCCGGTATGCAACTGATGACGATACGCTGAACGGGAAGATTATCCAAGCGGACTATCTATGCGTCCGGAGCGCTTACTGCAACCCGTCCTGCTACGCTTACACACCATCGGAGGAAAAAACATGAAAATCTCTGACTTCAAGTGGTTCGTCATCAACCTCGACCGCCGGCCGGACCGGCTCAAGGAGTTCCGGGAGCGGTTCGACAGGCTTATGCTTCCGCTCATCGAACGGTTCGCCGCCGTGGACGGGTCGGCCGAAGAGGTGCCGAAGGAGTGGGGGTCACGGAACGCCGGCGGGTGGGGGTGTCTGCAGTCCCACTGGCAACTCATCCGTCAGGCTTACGATGCCGGGGTCGAGTATCTCATGGTGCTCGAAGATGACGCCGAACCGCTCCTTCCGCCGGACAAGTTCGCCGAAGAGCTCCAGAAGACGCTCGACGAACTCCCCTCCGACTGGGAGATGTTCTATCCCGGCTGCGAGCATCTCCGGGGAAACATCAAGCTCCCGACACGGGTCAGCGAGAGGCTCGTCATCCCCTACAACGCGAACCGCACCCACTCCTACGCGCTGACTCGTTCCGGTATGGAGAAGGCGCTCAAAAAGTGCGAGGGGTGGAAGGAGTGGATCGACTTCTGGCACATTGACTGGGCGTTCGGCGACCTGCACGAGAAGCAGGAGATCCGGGTCTTTTGCGCTTACCCGCCTCTCCTCGGCCAGGCGGCCGGCCGGAGCGACATCAACCCGGACATCAACACAAAAGCGATGCACTGGAAACCGTTCTCGCTGATCGACTACCGGGCGGCCGGTCTCTTCGTCAAGTCCGAGAAGGTCGGGTTCGGGAAGTTCGTCAAGGAGATGCCGCCGGTCTTCGATGCCGGCATCTACGAGGGGTTCTTCGCTCACGCGCCGAGCGAGGTGACCATCGAGGCGACCGAGCCGGTCGAAGTCTTCGCCGCTCACGGCGTGAAGGAGGGTTCATGGGCGCCGGCCGACGCGCTGGTCGACTGGGCGCTCATCGGACGGGTCAAGGAGCGGGGCGACACCACTTCTCCGATCACGCTCGAACCCGGCTCTCACCTGCTGGAGTTCCGCGCCGACGATAACCGCGCCGCTCATACCTACTGGATCTTCCGTCCGCTCAGCCGGCTCCCGTTCCGGGAGGGGGCGCTCTTCGAGGTGATGTCGAACGCGGTCTGTCCGCGTCGATGTCCGCAGTGCAACCAGCAGCGGACGATGGAGACCTACCCCGACTACGAATACACCGCCGAAGACGCCGAAGCGCTGATGGAGGTTCTCCCCTTCCCCGTCGCTCTCAACTTCTCCGGCGGGGAGCCGTCGAAGCTCGGCGTCCGGAAATGGACGAAGATCCTCGGCATCTTCCGCGATTCTGGGAAAGTCTCGAAGATCTCCCTGGCAACCAGCGACGATTCCGAGAAGTGGATCGGGTTCGCCGCCGAACATTTCGACCGGATCTACTTCTCGCACCGGCCGTCGATGCGCTGGTCCTGCGATTCCCCGCCGGCCTATCTCGCCAAGGCGAACATCGAGGTCTGGAACTCGGACGTCCATTCCGTCTGGCCGAAGGAACGGTTCGAGGGCCAGACGCGCTGCTGCTGTTCCGACGTCGGGACCGGGGTGACCGCGGCGATTTTCGGAACCGAGGCGGTGCCGTGCGTTCTGGCGCGCGAACTGGCGATCCGGCAGCCGGGCATCATGCCGGCGCCGATACCGATCGCCGACTATTTCGCCGGCCGGAAGTCGTTCGGGCCGATCGGGCTCCATTCCTACTGCCGTTACTGCGTGAACAACTCCTACTGGCGCGCCGCCGCGCCGAAAGTGGCTACGGGGCGCTAAAAATACGCGCTCGGACCCCTGCTTCCGAGCGCAAAAAGTCCCGATTTCTGACGGGCAAGTAAAAACAAAAACGGACAATTAAAGAAAGAATCGGTCACAAGACGCCGCTCCGGCGGTGAACCCGTCATTTCAGGCGGCTTCTGTCGATTTAGGTTATGAGGAACAATATGCTGAACGTCAACGCCTACGCATCCGACACCGCGATCTTCGTCACCTGGGGGACACCCGATGCGGCGCAGGTCTCGCGTTCCGCCGACGGGGGAGCGACCTGGGCGGTTCTCCGCACACGGGTCAGCGGAGGGCGGTTCGCCGACACCGACGTTCTTCCGGGGATCCGATACCGGTACAAGGTTCTCCTCGGCGGGGAGGAGGGAACCAGCGACGAAGCCTGGATCCAGCCTCTCTGGGGGTGGAACACGGTGACGCAGGTCTGGACGGCGAACGACCTGGTCAACCGGCCGACGTTCCGGGCGCGCATTCTCGACGCCACGCGGCGGATCGCGCTCTCGCCGGCGCTGGTGACCGGCGCCGAGTGCTCGGTCTACGAGATGAGCGATTCCGACGTCAACTGGATGCCGCGGTTCGACCTTCTCGCCGGTCCGGAACCGCTCGACCCGGAACAGGTTCTTCTCCCGAACCTGATCGTCGACCGCATCTGGTGCGACTCCACCGGCTACAACTTCCGGCACACGCCGGAGATCGACCTCGAACCGGGAACCTATTCGGTCCGCTACAAACTGCTGACCGCCGCCGACCCGGTTCTGTTGTCGTTCACTTACGATTCATCGCAACGGAGGGTATTTAATGGCTAACAAAAAGAAGAAGCAGGCCGAGCCGGTCATCGAGCAGAAGACCGTCACGGACGAAACGGCTCCGACCGTGATCAACGTCAACAACACCCCGAAGCTCAACCTCTGGAAGGGCGCGTTCATCCTTCTGGTTCTTTTCTGGTGCTTTTCCGGCGTGAAGGGGTGCGTCTCCGGTCTTCATGAAAAATACACCGACTGGAAACAGGGGCTCATCGAACGGCTCGTCCCGACGCCGAACCCGTTCCCCGACCGGAAGAAGCGGCCGGACAACAGCGACAACGATAATGACGGACGGCGGAACGACCGCGGCATCATCTGGCGCTTTCTTCGGGGAACCGGCGGAGCCAGGCCGATCACGTCGTGGATCCGCTCGAACGTCCCGAAAAACGCGCCGGCGAAGACGGTCTACGATGTCGCCGACGCCTTCTACGACGCCGCTGACCGGATCGCCGCCGAACCGCAGATCGACGAACCGTCCGAGGCGGTGGCTGCCGCACGTCAGGAGATCTATGCCGCCGCCGACCCGTCGTGGGTGCCGTTTTTAGAGGGGCTCGACGAACAGGCGAACTCCTTCGGGGTCAAGTCGATCAAGGACGTGATCACCTTCTACTACACAGTCGCCGGCGCGCTCTACGACGCCGCACCGGCGGCGCCGGGCGCGGCCGCGCCGAGTGAAGCGGACGCCGGCGAACTGGTGCCTCCGACAGTTCCCGGAACCCTCCCACCGCCAGCGGAGCCGGCCGCTTCCGACGCCTCGGCAAAGCCGAAGAAAAAGAAAACTGCCGAACCCAAGAAAACCGAGGAAACCGCGCCGGAGTGCCCCGACGGGTCGTGCCAGAACGGCCAGTGCCCGAACAACGGCGGCGGTTACAACTACGGCTACGGCGGGACCGGTCCGTTCGGATGGAGGTGGTACTAATGGCTGACTTCCGTCCGGAACTTCTCAACGGCTGCTGCATCAACGGGTGCACCGAGATCACCGAGGCTGGACGCGCCAAGCTCGCCGCGGTGAAGGAGTCGGCGGTTCCGCTCGACCTGCTCTGGAACGCGCACGGCGAGATGCCGGTCATCGCGTGGGACGCCAGTCTCACCGACTGGATCCATGACCGCGCCGAGTTCCTCGACCGGGTCCGCGATTCCGGGAAGAACCCGGCGTTCTGGACCGGGTTCGAGACGATTCCCGCACGGGACGTCAAATCTGAGATTCTCTGCTGGAACCAGGGTTCCCTCCCCTCCTGCTGTCTCACCGCCACCAGCCACGCGATCCAGGCGGCGACGCTCATCGCCTCGCTCCTCGGCGCTCCGGTCAGATACGACGCCGTCAATCCGATCTACGCTCATTACGTCTCGCTCAACGGCCGCATGAACTCCGGCCAGGACTGCTTCTCCGCCGGCCAGTTCATCAACGAGAAGGGAACCTATCCGGTCAGCGACGTCGGGAGCGACAACATCAGCACCCCGTCCAACGCCGGCAAGTTCGCCGAGGCGGCTCTTGAACACCGGGTCGCCGTCGCCTACGTCCCGAACATCGACCCCGACACCGTCATTCTCCTGGCTCGCGCCGGACTGCCGTTCGTCTTCGGCTCCTCGGAGTTCTGGACCAGCGCGTCGAAGGACAAGAACGGGATCGCGGTCGGCGCGCGCATGACAAGCGGCGCTCACGCCGAGATGGGGGCCGGCGCCTACGTCAAGCGCAGCGGCACCGAATACGCCTACTGCCAGAACTCGCACGGCAACATCTACGAGGCCGACGAGACCGGGCACACGGCAAGCGGCTACTGGCTCACCCGTGACCAGTGGAGCCGGATCACGTCCACCATGACGCGCTACGGAGACCCCTTCGTGGTTCTCCCGCGCGCCGACACGTCCGACCGGCTGACCTTCGTCCCGAACGGATTTAAAAAGAACGAGAGGAGAGTCTGATGCTAAGCTTCATTATTTTCGCGGCCGAATCGGCGGTGAGCGCCGACTTCAACGCCGCCGAGATGGCGAAGCAGGGATACTGGGGGACGATGCTCGGGATCCTCGGGTTCCTGGCGTTCGCGCTGACGATGGTCACGGTCTTCCTCCGCGGCCAGCAGACGTCGATCACGCGCCTCTTCGAAAAGAGCATCGACGCCAACGCGAAACTCTCCGAGGCGATCGACAAGCTCGGGGACGAGACGCGGGAGTCGAACCAGAAGCTCCGCGAATACCTCGACTCGAACCTCGACAAGATCGCCGAGGCAATCCGTGACATCGGGGAGGAGCTCGAAGACCATCACAAGCGGCTCAACGCTCTCGAGAATGAACATATCGTCATAGGAGAAAAATAACATGACTCAGCAGATCAACACGTGCGCCTGCGCCGACAGGGCCGACCGGGTCTTCTCCGGCGACGTGGTCATCGCGAAAGACGCGGCCGGCGCCGGCGGAAACCTGACAGTCGAGAAGACGCTCACCGTCGGGACGCTCGTCGCCGGGAACATCGCCGTCGAGGATGGGAACGCGGTCGCCGAAACGGTGACGTTCCAGACCTCTCCCGGCACCCTCGAATACACCATCGGCTACACCGCTCAGTCTTCGGACGTGATCGCCGCCGTCTACGATGCCGCGGGGAATCTGGTCGGCGTCGACCTGCAGATCGTCTCCGACAGTCTCATCAAGGTGACGTTCGGAGCCGTTCCGGAGACCGCCGCGACGTTCAAGGCGGTCATCATCCAGAAGGCGGCCGTCACCGTCACTCCCTCCGACAGCGAAACCGAAGAAGAGGAGGAAACCGAATGAAATACTACTCGAACATCTCCCTCCTGGCAACGCCGACGGACAACACGCACGTCATCACCGTCGGCTACGGCGCCGCGACGTTCGCCGCGAAAGTCCACACCCACGCGATCAGCGACGTCACCGGCCTGACAGAGGAACTGGCGACCTTCTCGGTCACGACCCACCAGCACACGGTCGAGCCGGTCGACGCGGTTCCGGCCTCCGGAATCATCACGCTCGAACGCGACAAAACGCAGTATAAGAAGACGATCACGGGGAACACGGTCATCGGGTTCGACACGACCTCGCTCGGCCTTGCCGCCGGCGACGCGGCGACCTTCGAGCTCCTCGTCCAGACGGGGAACCAGGCGTACCAGGTTCTCTTCGGATCCCCGATCGCCTGGCTCAACGGCGAGGAGCCGCTTTTCAACACGCCGAACACAAGCTACCTTTGCGCGTTCCGCACCTACGACGGCGGGGCGAGCTGGGTCGGAAGCTATGAGGGCCAGTTCTGATGCTAGGAACACTCACACCCTTCGGCGGCCGGTCGGCTCAGACCGCCTTCCGGAGCCAGCAGAAGGTCAGACAGATCCGGGTGTCCGGGACTCAAATTGCGCTCCGGAACTCAGCGAGCGCCTATCTGATTGACCTCTCCG